GGGTGCAGGATGAGTATAAACACATACCATTTTACGAATCAGTTTCTATATTAATTGATAAGTTATGGGATGAGTATTTGTTTAATGCTGGAGTTGAAACACCAATATTTAGACGGCTTATTAGAAAAATGCCGGAAATGAACAAAAATAAACTATTCAATTATATTTTACAAGCATTAGAAACGGAAAGAAACATACTTATTATAAATAAACTAAGTAAACAATTAGAGGGTTATAAATCAATACCTGTTCTTTACACTTATGACTCAATCCTATTTGATGTATCCGAAGATGAAATAGATACATATCCACAAAAGGTAAAAGAGATTATGGAGTGGGGTGGATATCCTGTAAAGGTAGAGGTTGGAGATGACTATAAGAATATGTTTACTATATAATAAAGATATTTATACTTATGGAGAATAATAGTTTTATAGATAATATACTGAATGAAATAACCCAACTTACTTGGAATGAAATAAGGGGTGAACTCATAAACCCACATAGCACAAAATCTATTAATGCGATTACTCAGGTAATAGAGGAATTGTATGGTAGTGATATTGCTTACGAATTTCGTAAAAGTTTATTAGAACAATCCCCAACACCTCCAACGGAAGAAAAACCTAAAGAGGAAAATCCATTAGAAAAGGATTTGGATGCTATTAAGTTTGGTATGATGACCGATATTGAAAAAGAAGAATATCTGAAAAAGAAGCGGGAGATGGAACAATCGGGTACAATGGATTTAGAAGAAGATGTTTGGGTTAAGAATAAAAAATCAGGTTCAGTATATCAGGTTAAAAAATTTAATAAAACAACACAAGACCCAGCAACCAAAAGTGATATAGAAAAAGCAGAAAAAGAAAAATCGGATAGTGGAGATTCAAACTCCGATTCAGATTTTCCAAATTTAAAAGTTCAATCTCAAATGAAAGAGGAACAGGCCTCTCTTGAGAGAGATAGAGATATGGGTATTGCAGGTGCAGGTGGTCCGGTTGCATCACAAGGTGAATCTCGTTATTGTAATACGATGAATACCTATGATGAAGAAAAATTCAAATCTGAAAATAGAGAAGCTATTGATGCTAAAAAAGAAAAGTTTAAAAAATCAAAATTAACTGCTGACAACGCTCGTGATTTAAAAGCGTTAGGATTAAATCCTACTTCAGATGAAGCCGCTGAATATATTGCAACTCGTGAGGTATTTGCAGATAAAGAGTTAGAAAGAATAAAAGGTATTAAGGGTTCAGTTTTTTACTTAACAGGAAAAGCTGGGTTTGCAGAAAACGAAGAGGCGTATAAAGAATGGGCTCGAACCGCATATGATGGTACTTTGGCTACAAGAAAAATTCTAAAAGAAAATACTTCATTGGATACATCAAAACCGCATACCACTGTACAATCTACAACTGAACTTGATAATAAGACTCAATCTATTTTAGAGAATAAATTAAAAAACGCCAAATTAAGTGGTGATAAAAACGCAATTAAACACTATGAAGATGAAATAAAATCTTTTAGTAAGTATAGACAGTATCACGATACATATGTAATTGGTGAGGACAAAAACGGCAATATGACTATTGTATCAATATCCAATAAAAAAGATAGTTCGTTACGTGACCCACAAAATAATACCACTCCTGCAAGCCGATTTAAAATCATTAAAGAACAATATGGTAACGATGTTGCGAATACGGTAGTCAAATCACTTGATAGGAGTATTTCTGAGGTATCGGATGTTAAGAAGGCAACTGTTAATCGTACTAATGATATTGAAATTAGCGATTCATTTGCTAAAATATGTGATACTCCTGAAATGAAAAAATATATGAATAAACTAAAATCTAATAATGGATACTTAAAATATCTTCAAGGCAAAGGTCTTGATGTGAATAAACTATCAAGTAAAGAATTATTAGTTGAGATGCAAAATCACTCTCGTGATTTGATTGCTAACGGAAAAACTCCAGCATATGAACCATATGGTAAGATTACTATTAAAATTGGAGAATTTGCTCAAAAGGCAAATTTTAAGAAAAAATATCCAAAAATTAATTTTGATGATAAATCGGTTTTGGATTCTATTGATACAAAAGAGTCGGAAAAGGATATTGTCAATGCATCTCATAAAAAATTGGTGGATACTATTAATAATGCAGATGCCGATGCCGGTTATCCAAAAGATGGTATAAACGGACCACATACGCAAGGATACATTTCAACCGTAATGGATGCAATGCATTTTGATTCATACATAGATGGTGGTGATGGTAAAATGATTTTACAAATGGGTATTAGAGGTGCACAGCCAGAACATATTCGTAGTTGTTTGGCTGAACAAACCGGATTCAAAGGGGATACTTCAACATCAAAAGGTAAAGCTGATTTAAAAAAATATTTAAGAGAAAAATGTAAAATAGATGCATCTTCAGGTTCAATCTTTATTAAAGATGAAAATGGGACTCGCTCTATTGTTGAGGATACTTGGAGAACCGCAGGAACTTCCCAAAAGGTAGCAAGTGGGTTTGGAAACGATATGAGAAGTTGTATTTCTAAAAAAGTAGATAGTAAAAGACAAAAATAACGGAGCTATGAGTGAAAACACAATTACTGATAACATTTACAACCGAACCTAAATGCGATTCTGATTTAGGTACTATAAAAACTGGGTTTACTCTTTTCAGTAAGAAGATATTCGTATTGACTTTAGAAAATTCAGAAGAGTTGGTTATCAGCTACAATATCATCCCATCACCATCATCAAAATTTTTACCAAATACAATTATGGTTCATAGAAAAAGAGAAACAAACACCTTATATACAATAAACGCCCTTAACAGGCTTATTCAATCGTTAAATGGTGGTATCTTAGATAAGAATTATATGTTGAATTGGGATGATTATAAAAATGGGGTATTATTAACCTCCGATGATAGTTTTAAATTTATGCGAACCACTATTTATAGAGTAGAGAATTTAGATTAAAAAAATAAAAAATAATTTTTTTGAAAAAACATTTGGAATTGTCAACTAAATGTTGTATATTAGTGACTATAATTTTTGTTTAACCTATTAAAAAATGGAGTAATTATGGCAATTGACTTAAATGCAATCCGAAACCGTTTGAATTCACTTCAAACAAAAGTACAAAAGACTGATACCTTATGGAAACCGAATCCAGGTAAGCAGCAAATCCGATTAGTGCCTTATGTGCACAACAAAGAAAACCCTTTTATTGAGTTGTATTTCCACTTTGATTTTGGTGGTAAGACGATTCTATCACCCATTTCTTTTGGTGAGAAAGACCCTATCGTTGAATTTTCAGAGCAATTGAAAGCAACAAAGGATAGGGAAGATTACAATCTCTCTAAGAAGCTGACACCAAAGATGAGAACTTATGTTCCTATTTTGGTAAGAGGTGAGGAATCAGAGGGTGTAAAATTTTGGGGCTTTGGTAAGCAGGTTTACCAAGAAATCCTTGCGTTCTTCGCAGACCCAGATTATGGTGATTTGACCGACCCAATGAGTGGTAGGGATATCACTGTAGAATTCAAATCAGCTGCAGAGGTTGGTAAATCTTATCCTGAAACATTTATTAGGGTAAAACCAAATACCACACCTATGACTGAAGATAAGAATATCGTTCAGTTGGTAAAAAATCAGGCTGATTTAACAACCATTTTCAAAAGACATACCTATGACGAGTTGAAGGCTATGTTGGAGGTTTGGTTGGAAACCGGTGAGGTAAAAGAAGAAGCAAAAGCAGAACAACCTGCAGTTGTAGAATCCACACCAACAACAACGAAAGCTAGTTCAGTAAAAGAAGCATTTGACGACCTTTTTAACGATTAATCAGTATGAGTAAACCTAAAGTAGATATAGTTCGTGATGAGCTATCTACCATACTCGCTGATAATCTTAATAAGAAATTCAAATCCCAACACAAAATAGCTTATTATTTAGATGGTTCAGAGCAGACACCCACCGACTTAGACGAGTGGGTGTCTACTGGTTCTGAAATGTTAGATTTGGCTATTTCAAACCGAACCAATGGTGGTTTGCCTGTTGGAAGAATTTGTGAAATTACAGGGCTGGAAGGTAGTGGTAAATCGTTAGTAGCGGCCCACTCAATTGCGGATACGCAGAAGAGGGGTGGATTGGGTGTGTACATTGATACTGAAAACGCACTTAATCAGGAGTTTTTGGCAGCGATTGGTGTTGATTTGAAAAAGATGTTGTATGTTCCATTGGAAACGGTGGAAGATATTTTTGAAGCAATTGATTCGATTATTGATTCGGTAAGAAAATCCGATAAAAAGAAATTGGTTACAATTGTAGTGGATTCCGTAGCAGGTGCATCAACAAAGGTTGAAATTTCAGCTGATTATGACCAGGCGGGATATGCAACTCAAAAAGCAATTATCATTTCAAAAGCAATGCGTAAAATCACCAACTTAATTGGTAGAGAAAGAATCACTCTTATCTTTACAAATCAATTAAGGACCAGGATGGGGGTAAGCTTTGGCGACCCGTGGACTACATCTGGTGGTAAAGCAATCGCATTCCATTCAAGTTGTAGAATCCGTTTGAAACAAATGGGTCAGTTAAAAGCAAAAGTTGGTGGTGTAGAACAGGTGATTGGTATTAAAACCCGAGCACAGGTTATTAAAAACCGAATGGGCCCACCATTACGCTCAGTTGATTACGATATTTACTTTGATAGTGGTA